AAGCTACTTTTCCCTACTATAGTCCTCTGGGGAGAGCGGCAATGATACTAACTTGATGCAAATGCTCGCACGTACAATCCCCACCCTTAACACGGAGGGACTCAAACTATGTCTAATGATGCAGAACCAATAATGGAAGATGATACAATTAGTGTGAGAACTGAGGGGTACGCACCCATCCCTTTACTTCACAAATTCGGAGATCCCGATCGCGTGACAAAGAAGCGCATCGTAATTCCTGGAGACGGGAACGACGCTGTGTTTTACTTCCACGTGAAAGGAGACAAGCCGAATAACTTAGAATACGAGATCTTTGGACCGGATGAGATCGACGAAGAGTCAATACCCTCAGAAGATGTTCTGGAGGCAGAGACTGCGAGCGATGAGACTGAAGAAAAGGCAGACTCAGAGAGCGAAGATCCCACCCCGACTGAAGATGAAACCGAACTACCATCGGAAGAGGAGATCATCGAAGAGAAGCAGAAGCAGGAAGAGGACACTCAACCTGAAGAGCCAATCGACGATACACCTCAAGATACCGATGAAGACGTACAAGAGATCGAAGAGCACGTCGCTGAAGCCCAAGAGGCCAAAGACGACGACGATCTTGGAATACCTAATTTCGAGTATCCTCATGAGACGGGAGATGGACAGCCTGTGGCAGGCATTCTACTTTCGCCGGACGAGAATACGTCGCCAAGAACCATTCTGGTATATCCAACACAGAGTGATGGAGTACCGGACGAATCTGCGGCAGACGCCGTTAAGAGAGTGATCAAAGAGCACGAAGGTTACCAGCTTGTAGACTGGCAAACCGCTACCGATGCTTTAGGTCACGATCCACTTATCTCAGGAGACTGAGCAGCGTGCACACATATCAAGTTAGGTCTGGTGACATAACTTATACATATTGCGTATGGGCAAAGCAATACTGTTCGGGTGATTTAGTTGGCTAAGGAAACAGCCGACGGCAAGAACAGAGCTGAACGCATTCAAGAAGCGGAATGGGACACATACCGCAGACGGATTGCTAATTCCCAATTAACGCAGTCACTTTTGACAGCTGGTGCTACGATCGTCGAGGACGACACCGTCCCCGCCAATCAACGGACCCAGTTGTACAAGGCACAGAAACGTTTACACGATGGAAGTGATGAAGCCTTCTACACCACACTAGGTGAGATTGTCAAAGACAACGCACAGAAGAGACTTCAGCTTCTCCAACAATCGAAGCGCGGCATACAGCATGCGCCGAAAGTTATCGGAGAACACTGGGAGTCACAGTACGACAAGATTCTAGTACCAAGGGGCAACATGATCGCGAAAGATTTCGCGGCCAAGATGATACCTTATGCTGAATCCGACAAGTACAGAACGACTTTCGATTCCTCCATCGAAGAAGCATTCATGAACGCACTTGCTGTGGTCTTAGACCAAATGCAAGACGCCATGGATACAGGTCAATCTACCTCAGTGGAAGATTGGCTGACGTGGATGTCCCAGCTGAAAAGTGGAACAAATTCAGGTTCACCATTATACCAATCGTTGACTAAAGACCAATGGCGCGAGAAGCACATTCCTGCGCTGTTACCTATGG